AAAGGAGTATTGATAGCGGACAGAAAAAGGGGTTTTTGAATGAGCGATGAAGGGCTCGAACCTTCGACCTGCTGATTAAGAGTCTATTGACTACAAATCATAAGTAACCCATCTAAAACCTCTTACGAGAACAACAATTAAGACTTGGGCGCCCTGTTTGGCGCGTGTTCAGCACCCAAGAATGGCAATACCAGTATATTTTCGTAAAGAAATGTAGAAATATATGTACAAAACTTATTGACTTGCTCTCAAAAGCCGTATATAATATGTACGAACGAGAACATAACGTATACAAAACTGGAAAAAGGGCAAGACAATGGCAATTGACAGGGAAAAGTATATGGACATGGACGAAGCAAAACAGCTAAGGACGGTAACGAATGCCGGGGCAATCACAGACCTCAAGGCTGGCCGCGTGAGAGGCCCCCTGGCCTGGATGTTAGTTGACCTGGCACTATCAACGGGCTTGCGGGTATCTGAGATGGCGGCGATCACTCTCAAGGACATAGACCTCAAGCGTGGGGCTATATCGGTTGTCCGGCTAAAACGAAAAAAGAAAAAGCGTGAAACGCTGGCTATTGGCAAGGAGATAACAGCCCACTTGAAGGGCTACATCGGCAGGCGAAGGACTGGCAAGCTGTTCAACGGCAAACAGGGGCCTCTAACGGCCCAGGGCTTGCAGCGAATCTGGAAAGCGGCGGTAAAGCGAGCTGGTCTGCCTAAAGAGATTACGGTCCACAGCGCGAGACATACGATAGCGGTACAGCTTTTGAAAAAGACAGGAAACCTGCGGCAAGTCCAGAAGCAGTTAGGCCACTCATCGCCGGCAACCACAGCCAATATGTACGCCGATATTAGCTTTGAGGATATGCAGAACGGACTCAACGGATTGTATGAAGAATCGCAGTAAAATTGAGCAGGCCAAACTCAGATGGCCTAAGCCAAGCCTCAAGGAATTGGCAGAGATTTATGAGTTTGCCCCGGCCAAGTTCAACTGGTCTGAACTGAAAGAGCTTAAGGAATTAGCGAAGGATTTCAATCTTCACCGGAACACAATGCGAGAATGGCTCAGAAACCAGGTTATTTGTAATCAGCAAATGTCTCCCCGAAGATGGCGAGTCTTAATTAGTGAGTTCCCAGATGGTTTTGAGTGAAAAATGAGTTGCTGAATATCCCTCCACTGCACTATATTGCTGTCCAGGGCTGTATATTGCTGCCCACCGCACATTCCCACCAAGAACACTTGTATAATATAACAGATAGTCCGAAAGGTTAGTAAACGATGGATGAATTTAATGTCAATCAATTGTTGGATGATATCAGCAAGTTGCAACCAGCTTGGTTGGCTCAGATTGTTGAGCTTCTCGAAGCCACTGAGTTTGGGCAATTAGCTGTCCAGAAAAACCCGAATCGCAAGCTATACGCCGTTTTGCGTGCAACACCGGACGAGTATCTGCAAAGGCTCGGAGCTCTATTGGAATTTGCGGACGAACAAACGAGCATGATGTGGCAGGCAACCATTCGCCTGTCGTTACCCATCATCAAATTTTCTGATTATATAGATCGGTGTTGCGAGAATGGGCAAATTAGTCGCGTTGCTGCTGATGATATGACAAAAAGACTTTGGAAAGAAGCCTGGTTTGAAATGACAAGCGTTTTTATGTAACAGACTGGACAGGATTTATGGCTTCAAAATCAAGAAAGAAGAAAAAAGCGTCAGCAAAGGCAAAAATCCCAGCCAAACAGGGAATTTCTAAGGACTCAGGACATAAGGTTGGCTACAAGAATCCGCCAAAAGAACACCAGTTCAAACTTGGCGAAAGCGGCAATCCTAACGGCCCGCCTATACGCAGGACTCAGCTTTGGGTTTATGTGTGCCAGTATATGAATATGACGGACCCACAAATTAAACGGCTCGTCAAGAAAAAGCTAACACAGTCCCAACAGGCTGCGCTTAAAATTGTTGATAACATGAAAGAGGGTAAAGAATCAGGTTCGCAGCGGTTGGCCATGAATATCTTTGACCGTGAGGAAGGCCGTCCTGTGGAGCACATTGTCATTGAGCCAGGTGATATTCTGACTGATGCGGAATGCGAGGAAATCAGAGGAACGGTATTAAAGAACAATGCTAAATAACAAACAGATACGATATGCAGGGAAGGCTATATTGCAGTACCGGCCACTGCTGGCGCCGAGCAAATTCCATAAGAGCCAGGCTAAGTACCGCTGGTTAATGGGCGGCAATCGTAGTGGGAAAAGTGAAGCGAACATCGGATTTGATTTGTGTTCGTTCGCCTTGGGAGTTCACCCATATAGGAAGACACCTAAAGGAGCGACTATCTGGGCGGCCGCTAATACCTGGGCATTGGTGGGTAAGCTGCTCTGGTCAGAGAAGATTAAGCTCTATATGCCAAAGGCACAGATTCAGTCCGTTGTTTGGCATAATAAGGCAGAAGAGGTTCCAAAGGAGCTACGCCTGGCTAATGGTAATCGTATTGAGCTGAAAGCATACGACCAGGGCAGAAAGGCCTTTGAGGGTCGGGCAATTGATGCGTTCTACGGTGATGAGCAGTGCAAAAGTGACAGTGAAGGAATCTTCCAGGAAATTCAGGCCCGGTTGTTAGACCGCAAGGGCTTTTGTGCCCAAAGCATGACCCCGATAATCCATCAAACCTGGCTTGAGAATCGTATCAAAACCTTGCCGGGTACTGATGAAATATATTATGCCGACTTGGACGACAATCGTAAGAGCAGAGGCGGCTATGTAGACGATGTTGAGATCGACCTGATGGTTTTGCAATGGCCCGCAGAGGTTCGAGCGACACGCATTAAAGGACATTTCGCAGCGTTTGCGGGCGCTGTTTATAAGTTATTTAACCAAGATGTTCATGTTGTCAAGCCGTTAGCAATCCCAGCGGATTGGACCAGATACAGAGTGATAGACTTCGGCTTTAACAACCCGTTTGTGTGCCTGTGGCTGGCAAGGGATAATGATAGGCGATGGTACGTTTATGCTGAGCATTATCAGCCCCGGGAGTCATTAGCTTATCACGCCGAGAAAATTAAACAAACAAGCGGCACGGAGAAATACAGGGCCACATGGGCCGACCATGAAGCGCAGGAACGATTTGAGTTTGAGAACTTAGGAATCCGAACACTTCCGGCGAAGAAAGACTTGCATCTCGGAATCGAGACTGTCCAGGCCGCATTGAAGATTCAGGGAGATGGTAAGCCAAGATTGTTCATATTCAAAAGTTGTAAGCATACTTGCAGTGAAATGGCTGGCTATAGGTGGGCCGAAGGAACGGAGAGCCATGACCCTAAAGACGAGCCTTTGAAGGTGAATGACCATTGTCCTGACTGTGTGCGATATGGGATATACTCTGTCGAAGGTCCGCTTTATTTCACAGAAAAGGAGCTGTCATAAAATAGATACCAAAACAGTACAATTAACTAAAACACAAGACTTAGAAGCTCGCTACAAACAGATATACGGGGCTGTGGCTTTCCCCGGCAAGCGCCCGGGCTTTGCGGTCATGGTCGGTATGATACACGAGGAGCATTTTGAAAGTCACGACATCTATCTACTGGATGGGTTTGAGTCTGCCGATATGCGCGAACTTATCAGGCAATGCGGGGTTCTTGATTATAAATACAAGCCAGAATTATGGATAGGGGACAGGCTCAACGATGCTGCTGACCGCTTCATAAGAGAGATGAACGAAGAGTTTAAGTCCTCACGAAGACGCTTTACTCTTAGCTCAACGCAAATCTTGGATATGAAACAACCGTATTCTTACATTCTCCCTGAGCTTAAAAGGATGCTTAATAAAGACCACAGACAGCTATTCTTAGAGGACAGCAAAGTTGTTGATGACTTAGGCATTATCGAGCCGTCACAGATACCGGAAATCGAGTTCGGAGATTTTCCAGCGGTAGAGGCTTTAGCTTTTGCTGTAATTGAAATGAGAGGGCGAGGCAAAGGCATGACGGCAGACGAGGCCAAAGAGATATGGAACAAACATATAAAACCTTATTGATAGGAGCTTAAAATGATAAAGCACATTCCATACAACCCTGCGACAGACCCGCGACAATACATCGCGCAAGGCTTCAGCAATTTTACCGGTGGGCTCAACCAACAGCTCGATAGAAGAAGATTCGGCGAAGCCCTCAAAGGCATAGACCCAAAAGCTGATTTGTTTCAGACCATATCGCGAATACTCACAGGAGGCGCTACTCCTCAACAGGCGATGGACGTGGGTAGAATGAGGCAGAAAGAGCAGTATTATCAAAGGCAGGGACGGTCTAAATATCAGCAATTTCGTGATGAATTTTTAGACGCGGGATTTGACCCTAAAACTACTTCTCAGTACGCTCGGGATGCTCTACTTATTTCAGTAGGTAAGAAGCCCAGAGCAAGTTCTGTGAAGGCATTAGGACAGAAACCCTTGCCTGAACAATTGAGTTTCTGGCAGACGGTTTATAACAAAACTCTTGACCCTGAATGGGGTGGTATAAGGCCAACTACGGATATGGATGCTTCCAGAGAATTGGCTAAAGGAAAATTAGACCTCATCACCAGGACTATGAGGCAATCGATTCAGCTCGAAACAGGCGATATGCAGGCTGACTTGAGAAACGCTATGTCAGCCATAGAAAGAGGTGCACCGCCAGAACAGGTCTATAAACGACTCGAAGAAGCATATCCTGGTCGCGGGCAAGAAGTCAAGAGAGCATTAGGTCTGGAGTAATGATAGACTTCAACGACTTAATACCGAGCGAACCAAAAACAGGTTTGATAGATTTCAACGATTTGATACCTACCTCGCAGCCAGGGTCAGCAATCCAAGAAAAACAACTTCCCCCACTTCTTACCGGGGATGATGTACCTGAAGAATACCGAAGGTTGGGTGTAAAAGAATATCGACCTGCAAATTGGGATGACCCGATATTAAAAGCGAAGGGCACACAAGAAGAGCCAGAAGAAACACCCGGACTTCTCCGGATGCCACCTGCCGATTTTGAACCGGATGTGCCTGCAAAGATGCCATTGCCGATTTCGCCAGTCCAAAAAAGACCCATCGGTATAATTGAACCCGATAGAGTTTCACTCCTTCCAGAGTTCACGGACCCCTCTGGATCGCCACTGATTTCTCCTAAACCATTGATTCCTAAAGATACACGAATGACAATCGGGCCTGGTCCTGAACCGAAAGGACCCGTTAGGCCGCCCGGCTGGGAATATGCCTCACCTTTAGAAAAAGCCGTTTATGCTTTTGACGAATCGAAGATAAATCAACTTCTTAAAAGATTCGGCAAGCAGTTGGTTAATTCTTTTGCCAGAGTGGGAGAAACAATTATATCGCACCCGCTTTCTCCAATAGGTATTCGTCGGAGTGAAGCACAATCTTACAGGGCGCAAGCAACAAAAGAACTCGAAGCAACCAACTTTACGGGCGGACCTGCACAGGCCGAAGAACTTATAAGGGCAAGGGCCGATGCTTTAGCCGCCGCTAAAAAGGTTCCGAAATTCAAAGTTTCACCCGCTGAAGAAACATCCGAGAAGGTAACGGATGTTGCTGCCGGTCTTACAGCGTTCATAGCTCAACTTGCTCTGACTAAAAAAATACTTCCGAAGGGAACGCCGGACCCCGTTATTTGGGAAATTCAAAATCAATCAACAGGGGGAATACCAGGCCAAGGCGCAGCGATGAGGTTGACTCTTGGCGAGATAGGAAAGATACCCACCGGAACGCTGCCAGGAAAACTCGGCAAAGTAGGCTTGGAATCTGGTTTGTTTGCTGGCGTTACCGCCGCAACGGGTGGAAATGTTGAGGATATAATAATTTCAGGTCTTATACCTGTAGCTTTTAACGCATGGGCTTTCACTAAACAAAGCCTTCATATAAGAACGTATGAAAGGAACTTAAAGGCCCAAGCATTACAAAAACATAATCAAAGACTCAGTCAAGGCATGAATCCGGCCACAAGCGAAGCATATTTGAAAGCGGATAGGAGAATTATTGATACTGCTGTAACAAAAGCCAAACGAACAATTTACCGAGATGATGCTTTTGCTCCGGCAAGAGAAAAATGGGAAGCACAACGCCAAAAAGCCCTTGATATGATAGCCACAGGCAAACCCAACGCTGTCAAAAAAGGCAATGCAATACTTGATTTCTTAAAAGGCAAACCTCTACCAACCGGTAAGCCTATTGAGACGCAAATCAGGGAAATCAAGGCCGCAGGAAAGCTTGTGGCAAAGGAAAGATTTAAGGCCCCGACCGAACCGACTATAGTTGAACCTGTTGTACTCGGCAAACCGCCCGCTAAAGTGCCTACTATACCTCTTGCGAAGCCAACCGCAGCCAAAAGAAAGGCGATCCGCGAGGAAGGAATCGAGGAGTATCGCGCCAAGGTAAGGGAGCAAAAAGCTCAACAGCTTGCCAAAGAGCTCGAAACCAGTCTAAAGATTAGTCCCGAACAAGCCCTGCGAGTAGCAAGAAAGAAGCTGGAACATGATGCAAAAGAAGCTGAAGCCCCAAAAGAATCAGTGAGGCCGGAAGAATACTCGCCAACGGATAATGTGGAAACAGCCAAACAGAAATTTGACGCCTATTGGGAGTGGTATGAAAAAGCCGGGATCGGGACTAAGCCGGACAATATCAAAGATGCTGTCTTTGAATATCTGACAGACCAAGGAGCGTATCAAGATGTTGAAGGGCCGCTATTTGAGCTTGACGACAAAGGTCAATACAGCAGTCCAGAGGGGAAAAGACTACAAGCCCAACTGGACAAGATGAAAGCAGGATTAGAACATAAAATACTACTTCAAGAGCTGGAAGAAAAGCCCGCCCCCAAGCCAGAGGCTAAAATTGAGCCATTGAAGAAATATGAAACGTCCGTGCAGCTACCGGACGGGGATGCAATCGGATTGTCCTACCAGTATGTAGAGTATCCCAAACACGGCCAAAACCAATATAATTTCAATTGGGACATTGAAAAGGGCCGAGAGCTTTTTGGCCGCGTCAACTTTACGGCCCCCGCCACAGAAGTTGAAGCCGCTGGCGGACCTGCGGAGTTCGCCGCAAGATGGGCTGCTCAGGCTTTGCAGACAGAAAAAAGACCCACCGCAGCGAAGCAATACACTTTGGTCGAGGGAGTAACCAAAACACAAAAAGCGTATGAAGGCAAGACGGGGACATTTATCAAAGAGGAAGATGGCTTAATCGGCGTAAGGTTTGCCGATGGTAAAGAGTATTATTTCTATCCCGAACAGGTCAGAGAGACCACAGAGGAAGGCCCAGAGGTTGCCGTACAGCCACGAAAGCCCGTCGAAGCACCCAAGATAGCCCCAAAAGCAGCAGAGGCCAAGGCCGAGCCAGCCGTATCCGCCCGACAATTTTTAATCAATAAAGGGTATA